ACGAACACTTTACACAATTATTGAGTCCGAGTTGGACTCTCGATGAATCCAACTCAGTTTTACATTTTCTACAGACTATATTGGTTTCCAATTGACTTATTAAAGCCCTTTGGCTAATGTTGGTGATGTATTCATGACTTCATCAAGTGTAACATCCCCATCCACGATGGCTTTCTCTATCTCATCTTTGAGATAATATAAGTCACATCTCGCACCATCTATATAACCTTGTGAATCCACATTAGCATTGTAATCGGGTAAGGTGTTCATAGCATCATCTAACTGACACTCTATACCTACAAGCCTATCTAATATTTCTTTATAATCCATAACTTGGCATATCCCTATCTAAATCGATTTCTGTATCAAAGCCAGTGGTTTGTAAATCATCCATATAACTACCGCACATCCTATCCTCCATATCCTTCTCTAACCTAGCCATCAACCTCTTGTTACCTTCAGGACTCATCCAATTAACCCTATGGAACTTACCATTAACCCACATCTCAACCACTTTGATTGAGTCTGAAATACTGCTGTGACAGTATTCAACTTTAACGTTGTCATTACCAACAACGTATTCATACACATATGTCATATTAATTGACTCCTTTTACTTTACTGAAAAATTCATCCTTTGTAATACCGACCCTACCATTGGTTTTCCTACCCCAAGAGTAGTCATCTTTTAGTCTTCTATTAGCTAAGACATCAACAAAAAATTCATTTGTAGCATCACTACAAATGAAGTCATAGTTTTTTAAAAACCTCTGAATCGCGTCACCTCTGAAGTGATAACTTCTTTCCCACCTAAGATTACAACTGTTAGCCCATAACTTAGGCTTACCACTCCAATCGGTATCTTGTAGAACATGGTGAATAGTGCCACTCCTTTTATTAACCCAATAACCATTTAAGTTCTTCATATTTTTCCTTTTTTTCATATGTAAATATACTATAGAATTAGTATATGTGTCAAGCACTTTTTATAAATAATTAGGACCTGTCCATCTGTAAAACTTACCACCGTCAAAGATATTTCCTCTAGCCCACTTAGCAGGTGCTCTCCAACCAGCGGCTTTGAAAACATCACCTTTTCTATGAGGTATTCCTTTGTGAGCTCCATCTTGATTAGCAATAAAACCCCAAACAGAATTATCTGTCAAAACTTTGGTATACTTCCTACCGACTTTTATATTGAGAGTTTCATTAAATTCCTTAATAGACCTTAACTTAATATCTTTCATATTTCCTTCCGCACCATTTGGATTAGTCCAATTGTAATAATCGTCTTTGATACCTGACATTAAATTATTGACAGCATCCCAAAAATCTATGGTTGAATTTTTATCATATGCCATAAGCCAACTCCGCTCTCATTTCCAAATCTTCTGCTTCTTCATCTGTGATAGGTAAGGGTGGGGTTTCATGTTCACTGGCAATGACACCTGTCATTTCCATTTCTGTGCCATCTTCATAAACTATACTGTCCATATATTCAAACCATTCATCCATATCTTTTTGTATCTCTTTGAATATGTTGTTCATTATATCACCTGCACTTTCATTCCACCAGGCATTCTCATTTCCATTCTGATGGCTTCATTATTAGTGAAATCAAACCTATTGATTAGAAAGACAATCAACTCTTTACCTTTTAAAATTTTAAATTTTTGAAGTGGTGTATTCATTATTTTTTCCTTTTTTGTTACCCCTAAAGCTAATAATAATAGCAATAAGAAGCAAGCATTTTTTTAAACTCTTTCAAAAGTAGAATCAACGATGTCATCTACAAGACCGTCTTCAATGTATCCTACGGCACAATACCCAATGCCATCGGCATCCATTCCATAAACCATAGCCATCTCATAGTCATTCTTCATGTCGACTGGCTCTCCAATTCTAGTCCATTCGATTTCTCCATGAACTTGTATTCCATTGATGTAATATGAGTAATATGATTTCATTAATTATTTCCTTTTTTATTACCCCTAAAGCTATTAATAATAATTGATAAAGTCAAGCATTTTTTTTAATATCTCGTAAAATAATCATATCGTTTTTTGTTTTTTCTTTGTGACATTTACGACATAAAGTTTGTAGATTTTTTTCATCCCAATAACTCCAATCAATCTGCTCTGCTGGTAAATCTTTTTGTTCATATAGTGGTTTAATATGGTCTATTTCAAACCTCACATCATAGTCCCCACAAAGTGCACATTCACAGTAGTCTCTTTTCTTTATATATTTTCTGATGTGTTTTGAATTGTATATCATAAGATATTTTTCAGAACACTCTGGATGCCAACTAGCACGCATGTTACGCTCACCTCGCTCATTATTAATTATATCACCACACCATCTGCATTGTCCCTTTTCCTTCACATCATAATAAGGGTCTGGTTTTGGTGGGTATCTATAATCTTCCTCGTGGTAATCTGTATCTCTTTTTTTTCTACCAAGAGTCCGTCTATATCTACCCATCAAAAATTACCAGGTGCCACCTGAAAACAAGTCAACCCCTCTGCTCTCCACATGTCCACAACCTTTTGTCTGTCGTCCACTGTCATTAATACATCTTCTTTATCTACGAATGTATCCAACATCTCTTTCTTCAAGATTTCATCCGGCATGAATCTCATGGCTTTAGTTGCTGGATTACCAGATGCTATAGGCCATGACTCATCCTTAAACTTATCAGGTCTCATGACCAACAAGTCAAACGGAACATCGTGGTCATTCAACCATTGTTTGGTCGTGTGAAATGACCTATCGTTTCTACCTGAAAAGATAACTATCTTGAATCCATCCTTATGAAATGTCTGAGCCATCTTGATGACAGGTATATTTGGCTCGTCTAACTTTATGTTGTCAGCATCAAAGAACACATCCCAATTCATTTTACTCGGAGTTGGTGTGTCACCGGTTGGACTACCAGCTTTTATTCTCCTCTTCTCGATTATGGCTAATGTGCCATCCAAATCAAATATGATTGTTTTTTTCATTTTTAATCCCATACTACAAGGTTAAAGTCTACCCATTTAGTTTTACCATTGGGAAACTGAAGCTTAGTCTTGAGTTTTACCCAAGTATCATTCTTCACTTTACCACCTTTTACATCAACGGCTTTGGCTTGAAAACCATTGAAGAAAACGACTTTGTCTTTCCAAAGGCCGTTTTTAAGTTGTTTAGATTTCATTTTACTCTCCTTTTATTACCCCTAAAGATACAAAAGAAAATGTATATGAGTCAAGTAATTTCTTTCTTTAAATCGATTTTTTCTTGCTGTCTTGATTTGCGTTTTTTACTCTTAAAGACTTTTGCGGTGGGAATAGGAAAGTCTGTCATTCTTACCTTATGTATTCTTTTTTTCTTCCGTTTCTTCATAACATGTAAATATAAATATTACTGTCTAAAACTTAAAAAAATCACTATAGTCATCTTTATATAAATTCCACGTTAAAATTAATATGGCTATTACTGAACCGAAACCTATAATTGTCTCCATACTAAGCTCCTACTGTTTTATTAAAATTATTAATTACCGTTTTTAATAACTCACTCCCATTTTCATTCATGTAATGTTGTATTACAAATGCTTCAACGACATGAGTAAAAAACCAAAAGAAAGTTAATAAGGGAACAAAAACCCTAAAATCTAAATGTAGCCAACTTACACCTAACCAGGTAAAGTAAATCATGGCGACACTTTTCGTTAATAAGCTGATACCAGTAAAACCTAACGATACAATGTTTCCCCTTTGTGTGACCACATAAATACCAACTATTAGATGAATTAAATTCAAAATTATAGGCGCTAAAACACCTAAAATAATATAACCAAATATCATGTTACGTCCTTAATTTACCATGGTAGACCAGAGTCTGTTGTTGGGTTCAACATTAAATTAACGCTGCCACTAAGTTGATTCTCAATACTAGAAGTAAAGTCACCCCATGCTGACACACTCGAATTTGATTCTGTTAGGTAAGTTTCTTTTACCCAACTCTTAACGTCATTTACATTTAGTTGTTCAAAGGATGTAAAATTATCCGATTGAACAGGTGGCAGAAAGGTAATATGGTCATAACTATCTCCGGCTAATGTATTTATTACAACTGAGCCAGTTTGGTCTAAAGATTGAGATGTGACCTGATATGTGAATGTTGATAAAACAGATGTAACAACATTTGAATACGAACCACTAGTGATATCGTAATTTAATTTATTTATTTGAAATTCCATAATAATAAATATTTAATATTTAATTAATTCTATTTTGTTTCCACTTGGGTCTTCGATATATCTACTTATACTTCCATCACGGTGTAACTTACCCTTTAGAGGTCCTAAGTCTTCAACTTCAAAAGCGATATGATATGGATGTTCATCTTCCACAACTAATGCTAGTTTTATATTATCGAATTGTAAAAAAGCCCAAGTGTCGTCACAATGTAATATCATGCAATCGTAGTTATCATGATACCAAGCAACTGATTCTTTTATATCATCTACTTGTAAAGCAATGTGGTCAATTTTTTTCATTCCACCAGTGTCCTGTATATGGTAGTCTGACTAATATATATGGTCTATCATCAACATAGAATATTTCGTTAACACCCCAATAGTTAGTTTCTTCAAAAACAATTCTATCCATCAAAATCTCCATAGTCTCCTCTTTTTGGACATCCACAATATCCTTCCAAGAAAAAGCCTCAATAATCTCTATCTCAATCTGACAGTGAACATCGTTGGTAGGTTTTAAAACATAACCGATTATCTCTGGTTTTATCTCTCCGTTTAATTTACTTGTAGCAAAAAGAAAACCTAGTATGGCAACTAAAATGTGAAGTAAAGATAACCTAACTCTTTTCATTATTACATCCTTTTTATTTTCTATAATTTACAAATAAAAAATAACAATGTCAAGTAGTTTACCCGTTAATATCTATTCCGGCTAATCGAAGTGAATCTGCCAACATTCGTAAGTAATCAGGATCGTTACATTCAGATGGGTAGAATAATAAAACACCCCATTTAGTAAAACACTCCTCTCTAAGTTGCCAAAATGCTTCTTTGTATTCTAATTTCTCCTCGATTAGTAAAGCCTTGAAAATACTTACGGCACTATTATGACAATGACATACAGATGTGCTCTCGGTGTAAATAACAGGTTGTATCTCCTCAATTGGTTCTTCCGAACAAGATAAGGCCAGTATTAAACTCACCTTTATCCATGTATATTTCATTTAAACAAGATTGGTAAATGATATTTTACTTGTATTGGTTTACCGTTTTGTAATGCAGGATTAAATTCGATTGCTAAAACTCTTTTTAAAATAGTTTCACTTAACTCGTCACTAAATGTATTTAGTATCTGAGGTTTTACGACCCTACCATTTTCATCTACTGTGAATTGAACTATCACCTTACCTTTTAAGTTATCAATCGGTAAAATATCAGCGACATCGTCGTAGGTTAAGTTAAAAGGTATTATTGTTTCTGGTTCTTTTGTGGAACTTCCAAATATTGATGCTGTAAACATTAAAATAATTAATGTTCGTTTGATGTTCATGGTCTCACTCTCCTTGAAAAAGTTAAATCGTTCTATATTAAATATTAAAGTTTTTTAAAATTTTCCTTTTAATATTGTTAGTTTTTTGTTAGGATTCATAATAAATGAGAAACTTCTATGTATTCGGAGTTAAATTGTTTTTTGGTCAAGCCACAGCCAGTTATATAAACCCACTGCCTGCCCCCTTTGAATACTTTTTTATCAATTATCAAGTCCACGTATTTGTCATTACCCACTCCGATTGACATTAAGATAAGTTTCTTTTTATACCTGTAGATGGTTCTTGAGTTAGCAACCAATCCATGAAAGTATGTCACCCCACCACTCTCCTCACATCCAAACTCATTGGATAAAAAATCAGGTGAGTCCCACCAACCTGTTTTATCAAACTGAAGTTGTGATGAACCCTTTGTTTTATTATACATCATCACTCCGTTGATAACTGCCTGTCTTTTATGAACCCAAGGTCTATAACTAGAATGACAGTGTTTGACAGCGGCTCTCCAAAATTCTTGTGGGTTTCGTGCTTTCCAATACGCGAGAGCCCATACCAACTGACCATAGGATAAGGCGTGTCCCCTACAGTAACTATATTTTGGTGAATGTTTTAATTCGTTCAGTATATCCACTCGGTTCGACTTACTTTGTTTGGTGTTTAGTTTACTCATAAATTCACTGATAACTTCAGGATTTTGTTTACTCCATCCTCTACGGTATTTGTCAGCATAGTCCATTGAACAACCTATGGAGTCCGATATGTATTCAATCGCATCTTCGTCGGTTATAATCTGTCGCTTACCCTTACCACCACTTCGAAAATATGATGCTTTTCTACCACCATCAGCGGCTGCTGGTCGTATCAGTGCTAATGCCAAAGCCATATCATATACGTTCTTGGGTTGTAATGCCAATACAGTTTTTCTCATGGTTCTTGATTCACTTTGAGTTAATCCTAATACATCACCTCGACACAATACCTCTGAGGCTAACTTATCATCTATTGGGTAATCTGCGACTGGTTTGGAACTTAACTCCCATAGTTGTGATAATCCACGGTTACACAATAGGTCAATCTTAATTAGATTTTGTTCCTCCACATCATACTTGTCTAGTATGATTTGTCGTCTAGATTTATCTAACCACAAGTTCTCAGGCACGGTGTCATTGAACACAATCAAACCACCACAGTGTAATGACCATTGTCTTTGCTTTCCAATAAGTGACTTTGCATATTGCTTTACCTGTCGTTGTAAAGATGGGTCAGGAAATATATCTGACAACCTATAGCGTTTTGGTAGAAACTTACGATGACCAAATTTACGAATTGCTTCTCTCATGGCTGACTTTGGTTTATACATTACTTTGTTGCTAATCCTTGCGACTTTATTGGGATGTATTTCATGAAACTCATCTATCAAACTATCCCGCACCCAATGAGGAACATCCATATCGATATCTGGTTGAGTGTCGCGACAAAAGTTCATAAAGCGTGTCAAAGGTATGTTTTGATCTATGGGGTTGATATCAGATATACCTAGTTGATAGCAAACCATTGAGGACGCAGCCGACCCACGGAGCACATGAGGGATTTGTTTTGTTTTTATCAACTGTAATAAATCACACACACGATGAAACGTTCTAACAAAACCCTTTTGTTCTATGATGTGATACTCTTTGTCCAATCTACGGATACTTTCGATATCAGTTGGGTAGGGACGGGTAAAGCGACTAATTAAATATTGAATGCCATTTCTATACTTCTTACCCTTGAGATTAACATTTAGATTGGAATTGTTCAACATATAACTATAGATAAATATAATGAAATCTTAGGAGATTTACAAATAAAAAATCAACTTACTTTGAAATAACTGCTCAACACTTTGGAGAAATAATCATTGGATAGTGTGGCTCTCACTCTATAGTCACCCCTATGGGAAACTCGTAGCTCACCTTTGAAATATTGTTCAACATCTATTCTGTATTGGTCACGGTATACAGTGTAGGAGTTACCGTTGAGATACCTAGGGGTGATGGTGAAGTTCATCCTTGGTGAGGTGGGGCGAACAATAAACTCCACTTCTATTGTGAGCAGTTTTGGTTTACCGCTCCATTTCATTTCAAACGGTATGTGGGCATCAAGGGTTTGTAGGTCGACATGATAAGGGGTGTGGAATGATTTGAAGTGGATTCTTTGCTGACCCCTTTTTGTATGGGGTGAGATATACTGTGGGGAGCAAGAAAGTAAAAATAAAAGAGCTATCAATAAAGTGTTATACATTTAGCTATAAGTATAAAGTGGGGTGTGTTATAAAAGCACTATGGGGGAAAAATTGACCTCGGGATCTACACGGACTTGGCGCGTTCTAGTGTTACTTGAGCAGCATGGAAAACCAAATCAAGTTGACGTAAAAAAGGGGATGGGTCACCCCACCCCCCTTAAGGAGATAAATTGTGAGCCACCCGCCTCGGAGGCCTTTTAACTCGTTAGACGAGAACCTCGGAGGCTGGGTGGATAGCTTTTAGCTTTCGTCCTCTATTTCGTGGTCGGTGAACAATTCTTCGTCACTACCATCGGAGACGAACTTCTGAACGATTTGTTTCACGAAAGTTCTCTCTGAGTCAACTCCGCCAGTAGCGTCATACTGAGGGTAAATCGTGATGTCAGCAGCTTCGAGAAGAGAAAATCCATCGAATAACAACCCAGCAATCTCCACTGAGGTTCTGGTCGACACACCGCTAGTTATCCTAGGATTGTCTGTTTGAGCCTCGACACGAGTTAGGTGGGTGATATTAGCGATATTGGATAATGCTTCTTTATCCACGGTTGGGAACATGTATTCCAGCAAACCTAGCTCTTCCGTATCTGTCAATATATCCATCTCTATAATGGTGAATCTATCCATTAGAGCTTTATCTAGTTGTCTGGTGGCAGTATATTCATTACCTATATTGGCAGTCGCAATAAATGTGACTCCGTCGGCTACCTTTATCGTGTTTTGTCCGTCGGCTTCGTCCAATCTGAGATATCTCTGCCCTTGGTCTAATACCGTCATTAGAATGTTCCAAGCATCAGGATGAGCCCTTGTCAGCTCGTCTAACAGAATAACAGCGTTTTCTGTTTGTATAGCTTTGACGAATAATGACTCAGAGAAGTAAGTCCCTTTAGCTTTGTCGAAATGGACATTACCGATAAGGGACGCTCTTGGGTCTTGAGTGGCACCCAAGTTAAAGTAAAAGTCAGGCCTATCTAGGGCATTGACCAAGGACTTCGCAGCCATAGTCTTACCACATCCAGCTTGACCTGTCATCATAATATTCTTACCACGAACCGCCGACCTTATCAGATACTTCCACTTCAATTCCTTCATAATCAACCCTTTGGGCTTCAAACCATAGGAATTCTTGATAAAATCGACCACTTGTTCGTGACCTTCAGGCACCTCTACCTCAGGTGGGGCACTAGGGACATGGGATACAGCAGAGAATTCCGCCATAGGGACTTTCCACCAATATATCCTACCCGCTTTACCTTCACGGCATTGCAATGCCATACCGGCGTTATACGCTTTTTTCCTCGTGCCAGTCCTTATATATGAGGTGTATTTATTACCGTCAGCGTCGAAGGCATTAAATCGATTGCCCGATTTGACGACTTGAACGACGGTTCCAACAGTGGGTTTATTCATTAATTATCTCCTTTATTTAACAATTAAAGCTACTAATAATCCCTTAAAAAGTCAAGCATTATTTTGATTTATTTTTAAACTTTAGGGGGGGACTCGAACCCCCCAGCCATACTAACGGATGACTCAGGTAATCACTCCCTTTTATCCTTTGACGCCACTTACCTAAGAGTTTGATTAGAACCCTATCTTTGGTTTTCATAAAGCCGTAGTTTACTCAGTTAGGTTTCCAAACCCAGCATCTCAGCCCCTTTCACTACGATGTCTTGGGGACGCCAGAGGAAAGTCAACTCTATCGCCAGGAAGACTTTCCAGCAGTGGCTCTGAACCCTAGTCCCACTTAAATCTAATTTTTAAAAAACTCGTCAATCCATCGTTTTCACCCCCCATCAACACCTAAATATACAGACAAAAACCAATACGAGTCAAGCACTTTTTAGCATTTTTCTGAAATAAATTGGCGTAATCAATCCAACGCTAACTCTACGCCTATACTCGGAATATAACACTAAAACAGCATATAAGTCAAGTAAAATGCTATAAAACCTATAGAAAAATAGTTTTTTTAAGGTGTGTGTGAGCACTATTAAATTGGCTCCTTATAATATTGTGTTTTGGGTGATTTTAACGGAATGTTCCCTATATTGCCGCGGATTTACCCACGTCTACCCACTGCTATCCATTCCTATGTGTGTTATATTGAGTGTTTTAGTGTATAAATTTGGGACGGAGACAAACCCTCGGTAGAGGGTAAGGGTTACTCAAATATATCTCTATGGAGTTCCTCTGAGAGCCTCCAACAAACGTAAATCGCAACCCCCCAATACAGTGAAGTGAGCAAAAAACTAATCATCAGCAGTGTTCAATATGTGGACTAATTCCAAGACTAGCTGGTGATACTCCGGGTATTGAGCCAAACTACCAATCAATCCCTCTACATATTCCTGTGGAATGCTATTTATCTCAGGATAATCAATCATCATCTTACCAGCATGAAAAAAACTATCTATAGCTCTTTTTACATCCTTGGGGTGCTCACCCTTGATGGTCGTCCTACCCTCCACGTAGTCAGTGATCAATTTATCAAAATAATCTTTACTTATCTTTTTTCTCTTCATAGTTCAATCTATCCATGTCATTTAATAACCCCAAATGGTGCCTAATCTCCAACACATCAGCAGTTAATTTATCTAATTTTTTCACCGCCCTCTCCCATTCTTTTCGGCTTATCAAACCATGACCATACACCGACTCGGGTCTTTTCAATATCCTGAGGATGTCTCGAACACTACGCTCAATGTTGAGCTTTGGTTTCAATTTCTTCAACTGCTCAATAGACATCTTCGTCCTTTTCATCCCAATACCTATCGGTTAAATCTTCCTTCGATGTATCATCCCAATCCATCCCATAGTTGAAATAATCCCGTATGTAGCGATTCAAATCCTTTGTGTTGAAATACAAACCACGGATATTGGGTGGCCTGCTATCTCTCAATGCCTCTTGGTCTTGATTGATACGTTTCCACAAATATCCACCTAATTTATTGCCGTTTAGCATTTCTCCATTTCCCGCGTGTAATCTCAACTCTTTGCTTCTCATACCAACGCCCCATCCCACTATCTCCACCTTCCATGACAAAAACCATCTCCTGACCATCGACGGTTTTTCTCTCTTGGGCATATCCACGCTCCCAACGCAACACAACTCTCCCCACACTATCCATTGATTCCCTCAACACCCTACATGGGTTTCTTTTATTCATTCCTTACCTCTTTTAGTTAACCTCATAGCCCATCCTATCACCATAGCGGTCATTCTCAAGCTGCTCCGCCTTCTCCCCCAACCTTCTTATCAAATCACTCTCCTCACGGTCGGGTTTCATCACGTGACTTTGCCGTGCTATATCGATACAATTTACTAAAAATTTTAATTGCTTTTCACTTAATGCCAATCCATAGGCCTTATCTTTCATCATCTTCTCCTGTGTTATCTTCATCATCCCAACTCGGAAGAGTCAACCCCAACTCCCAAATCATTTCATCCAAAGGAAGGTGTTTTGTTTCAAATTCCAAAGGATTGTTCTCATCATAGGGGTGTTGTTCGTATAACCGAGTATAGAAGGGCATGATCATCTCATTGTATTCGGGATGTAATTTCATCAAATGCTTCACACAATACATCAACCTCACCCAATCTTCGGGCACAATCTTTATAAAGGGTTTTCTACGCAAATGCTAAACTTTGATTTAAAAATGACTTTACCAATATCTCTTCATACTCTTCACTCATCCCACCCTTGGAGTCCACGGAATTATCCAATTCTTTTTCGGATAAACTGCTCACCAAATGGTCAATCGCATCATCCAAGGATTTCTTTGCTTCCTCGGGCATCTCCTCGCAAGTAAGAGCAATGAGATTATCAATTAATTCATATAGATTCATTAAAACTCCTTATTAATAAATATATTTAACTCTATATATACAAGACACGAAAAATTTTTCCTCAAATCTCTCATTTAGTCCACCAATGTAATCTACCCATATCATCCTCGAACGCCTCCCAATTACACTTTTGGGTAATACAATGCCAGGTATAATTCATAACGTGTCCTTTTTCAATTGGTTTCATACTCCAACCGCAAATACATGTTGGCTGATCAGAAAACCAAAGTTTTTTAACCAGCCACTGAGCAACTTTTATCATTTGGATAGAAACTTGGAGTTCATTGTCTTGGCAACATTCATCATGTTAGTAACATCGATAAAACTAGCATCCTTACCATACATTCTCTTGAAAGTATTTTCGTCACTCTCACTTCTATAACCCTCAGAGATAAAGTAACTCATGATTTTGATTCCATTATTCTTCATCATTTTTACCATTCTTCTAGTGTGGTCGATAGCTCTATCACCGGCATAATAAACACGATGTTCATTCCATCTACTACCAGTAGAAAACCAAGGAGCACCGTCGGAGTAATTAATAAAGTAGTTATCGTCACCATTAGAACCTTGTAACCACTTCTTCATAATAGCTTCATAACATAACGACTCAGGTGTAACTCCGCCAGGTTGAAGGGCCTTCCAAAGAGTCTTGATTTTGGTCAACTTATCCTTCTTAGAATTATAAACAATCACGACAATGGGCTTCTCTTTGTTAGTCCATCTAACATCAACAGTGACATGAATATTACCAGCCATGTCGGCAGCTTTTGCCATCGCAACAGCAGACTTAATGGCTTTTTCAAACTTACCACCACTCATAGAACCACTACCATCAATCGATAAGTGTAAGTTAGCTTTGTTATATCTTTCTTTCTGAATCTGTGAAAAAACATTTTCATTTCCAAAACCTAACTCAGAGACTAATCTCTTGTTAATTTTACCTGTGTTTTGTCTGGTGAAAATCAAATCCTTTTCCTCACCACGAACCTTTAACTTTCTACCTAAAATCGCACCGAGTCTGAAACCTTCATTAATGGCATCGACCATTTGAACACCACCACTCCAACTATATCTACCATCATAGTAATGGTCATCAAGAGAACGAAAAAATGGAAAGGCTCCACTCTCGATTAGCTCTTTGGTTAGGGAAGGAATCACAACAGTTCCCACTTTACCAATTCTACCATCGCCGACCTCAACCAACTCAGTGTTTGAATTTGATAGGGCATTGACAATATCTGAGTCTTTTTTGGTCAAAGTAGACTTTTTAGTCTTCCCATCAAGAAATTGCTTCTGATTATCAAACATTTTTTCGATTTGTTTTTGTTGTCTCGGTGATAACTCTTTACCGTTGGAATTGGTGGGTTGACCACCTTCAGGATTCATTTGGGCATCACCAGTATCTACTTCAGTTCCATCAGAACTATCGTTACCATCAGCATTACCCTCAGAGTCGTTATTTTCCCCATTCTCGGTGTTTTCATTATTACTTTGACTACCATCACCATTATTTGTAACTTGACTCATTACACCGAAAATAATTTCACAAACAGATTTTGCCAACTCAATGGCATCATCAGTAGACTTTAATCTTGAGATGTTTTTCATATCTATGAGTCTGTAAATGTCAGCAAGTCTCGGTAGAGCTGAAAAATTAGTAGCCTCATTAGTGAAATTAATAATCCTAAACATATAAGAATCTAAGTCTAGCTCACGATACATTTGGGAATTAAGACCGTTGGCAACTTTTTTTCCATTGAAATACTTTTCATATAAACTGTGATAGTAACCCTTATAACCAGGTGAGTTTCTAAAGACTATGTTATCAACTCTTCTATCTTCGATATAATTAATTATTCCACGATAGAACTCCATTCTCTCATCAGTTAACTCAAATTCTCTAATTTTATAGGAATTACGGGCATTAGCAAAAGCATTGAAATCAGAATAAGCTATGTGACTACCTTCATGAAGAGCAAGACCCACCACATAATCAAAATTCTTCTCATTGATATTAGCACCAATGGTAACAGTTTTACCATCAGTGTAACTATCGCCACGAGAAGGGAATTTGACAGGTATGTTTTGACCACTCACGATACGGACAAAGTTACCAATTGCCCTTTTATGACCAGCAAGAGCAATATGGTCTTTTTGTTTTTTTACTGGTCTGTCATCATCGGACAACAGGTCATCGACCAAACTTGTCCTTCGATTGTCAAACCAAAAATCCGAATATTTACTCACTCAAAAACTCCTTATTAATTACATATAAAGCTAATAATAAAATGCTATATAAGTCAAGCATTATTTTTACTTTTTTTAAAATTATAGTAAAACCCTTTTATTAAATTGTTTAAATAACGCATTGGCATACTTAGCTTGTTTAGGGGTTAATTTACCTTTTAAATGAACTCTTTTCGTAATACTATCTAGAAACTCCATTTTTTCATACTCATATTGACGAGTATATCCACATTTTGTTAATAAATATTTTAATTTAGTTATCTTAGCTAACATTGCTTCTCTTTTCTTTCGTGTTTCTGGCTCAAGATAAGTTTGATAAGAATCAACAGCAGTTCGGATTGATTTCAACATCTTGTCGGTAATCTTGAAATTACTAACCAATTTTCTATGCATTTCTGATATAAAATGGTGATAACCACTTGGTAGAGTTCTAGTGAACTCATTATCGTTTAATAAAGTTCTCAGACTTTTTATATATTTTTTATAATCAGTTTTATTATCCAAATAACAACTCTCTATCTTTTTTACTCACTCTCCCATTTGGAAATTTTTTTATACAATCCCCACCGGTTAATGCCTTTACTCTTACTTTTGGTAAGTCACAAAAATCTGTCCAAATGAATATTTGTGCCTTTGCCCACGCATTATTTAAATCTTGGTTGAATTTTCTACCCACACCTTTCATTGAACTCCGAGAAAAATTACCACCCTTATGATTGAAAGCTTTTTGATCCATTAAAATAGTTCTTGTCTTTTTATCTCTTAAATCAGGTTTAATATTAATTTTAACACCATCGTGTGTAATCGTATGAGCGGTTGTATCATAAACTATGTCATCAAACCATTTAGGTAACAATTTCTCAACTAAAAAAGATAAGGGACTAGAGTTAGAATTATAGTGGTCAATCATCTCTTGATGACTCATCCCACAATGAGACATGTCTCCCAAATCAAATTCGTATGTTTTATTTAACTCTAAGTTCATTTTTACCTCTTAATTATGACTAAATATACAAATAGATTTTCATATAAGTCAAGAGGTTTTTTTATTTTTTTTCCAATAATTTGTATCTTTTAATTTTTTGTAGGCATTACCAAGTGCTTTTCTAGTAGCAATGCTAGTGATGAAACAAGGGGCGTTTTTTCTCGTTAATATACCGTTTACCTTTCTTTTGTCATAGGGGTTAAAACAAACAGCTTTTAGATGACCTAAATCAATTTTTTTTAAACTTTCGTTTATAAAATCCTGATAATCCACGACAGAATAATTACCATGATATTCCTTGTGTAAATATAAGACAGTAGTATACCTTTCATCCTTATTGAAGCTTTTTATCATTTCGAAAATTGAATCTTCATCCGAGTCATAGAACTCAATTAAAAGTTGATTGTTTTTTCTCTCTGGCGCTAAAAATGGACACACTGGAAAACCGCCAAAATCATCATTTGGTTTTTCTAACCAATCCATCCATTTATTTAATTGTTTTAATATTTTATGTCGTGAATATTGACCAGACTTTTTCAATAACCAATCCTACAAAACCAACCCCTATCACACCACGCCATTTTTGTGAGTTTTCTCTGAACTGAGTGTTTTGTTTGGTTTCAGCCCAAAGTCCCTCGTGGGGATTAAATAGGTTTTCTTTAATGAATTTTAATGATTCCTCGGTTTTACCATGAGCTGTTGACATATCCTTTTTGATATCATCAATATCAGACTTTATATTATCAATTTTCTCATGAATGAGTTCAAATTCTTTTCTATCAGCTTGATTCATAATTTATCTTAACAACAATTACCTTCGCACTTTTCACATTGACAGTTTTCACACCCACACATTTTATATCTCCATGTTTAGTAATAAATATGTGTAATTTTTCAAAGTTTATATTTTCCCCCAAGGAAAATATAAATTATTATTAAGGAGCAATTCTATACCCGTAATGTTGTTCAACCCAATTCTTTTCTAAATAATTTTTATAAGAATCAACTCTATAAGTGTATTCAGGTATTTGGTTAACATGCCAATTAACCCATACCACAACATTTTCTTTTCGTTTGGTGCAATAAACTATACTCTTTTTTAACTTTGGTTGTTTTCTTAATAGGTAAACCTCACCGCTGACCTCACAGGTTATCTCATAGGTCTCTATCTTGGGTAGGGGTAACTCCCTATTTCTATATAAATTAAAACAGTGACCAACAAATATTAATCCAAACACTATTAAAACTTTATGCTTCATTTCCAAATCCCATTGTCCCACGGTTCTCGTGGTTTATAATTTTTCTTTTTTAACTCTTGTGCGAACCTCTTAGATTGCCTACCTAATCTCCATTCCATAAACTTCATCCATAAGGGATGAGCTTGAAATCTTAACCACCACCCCATTACCACTTCCATCCATTTCTAATCTGCATAAATAGAATTAGAATTAATGCTGCTATGAAAAAATATATTAATGGATTACCCATTGAACAGCTCCAATTGCTTAGGGTTAGGTTTATTCCAAAACGTAAACCAATTACCATCCTCATCAATCCAATCATCCCAACTATACTCTTCCATCTGAATTTGTATAGCCTTCAGAAAATCCGTTGTTAGATGATCGTCCGATATCAAGGTTATTGGTAATTTACTATGTCTTATCTTTTTCATTTCTTTTCCCATATCCAAATTGGTTCACAAAATCTTTTATCTTTAGTTTCTTCAACCAATTGAAGAGATTGTTCAGTGTATTCTTTTGATTTTGCTGTTCCAGCCCCACCACTGTTTGGTCGTTTAGCCATTTCCATTCCTATACACCCCTTATACTCCAAATCTCTATACTCTTCTAAAAACTCGTTCATTGGGTCACATATTTTTTTCCATTCCCCACCGTTATATACATCAGAAATATTAATACACAATTTACCACCTGATTTTAACGTCGGAATTATATTATCTAATGATTTTTGTAAAAATTGATAATTCCAACTATCTATGTTTTTATATCTAACCCAACTCTGATTGTCATCATAACTATATCTCTCAACATTAAAGTATGGTGGTGATGTGAAAACGATATCAAAAGTATTTTCATAACCATCGTAGTAAAAATCTTCGGCTGCTTCACTATAAAAATCTACTTTTTTATCTGACTCAAACATAGTCAACATTGAATCATAAAAATCAGATTGTTTTTGATAGATAGGGTGATTTTCTCTTCTAGGATCAACCCCAACATAGAGTTCGGTGTTTTGTGATGCGTAAAAACCAGCTAACCTATCACCCCACCCCATCGAAAAATCTAATACATTTCTTGCTTTAAATAAATCATATAGGGCTTTAGCAACATTTGGTTTAAACTGAGCACAGATATATTTACGTAACCCAATCATCGTTCTCAACACAGATCTGTCAATTTTATCCATTTTCAGCGAATACGCACTACCCATCAAAGTGGTCATAAATTTTTCACTTTCCCAAGTTCTTTTTGGTCCTGGTGAGACGGAACCATCTACTGACCAACGATTTTCTTGTTGAAAATAGTTACTGGCTTTGTTACCAATATTATTTCTGGCAAAATACCACTGTTGACCCTCATAAACTAAGGGATAATCATATCCATCTTCTGAACGTGCGAACCACTCTCCCTCTTTCAAAATATCATAAACCCAAGTTCCCTTTAACTTATTAAAGTCCTTTCGACAATCTCCTTCGCTCATCTCCATCGTTGGCATTGGATAAGTCATGGCGACTTTTGCCAGAGATTCTTTTACATCATTTTTCTCAAAGGTGCTCTTAATATGAGCCCACTCAGAGGGTTGAATCTCCAAGTATGGGCTCATATTTAAGAACTTATTGAAGTAATCTAGATACAAATCTATAAACTGTCTAAAGTTATAAGATGTTTCTTAGGTTCATCTTCGTGTTGTGGCACGAATCCATGAAACATAATAGCTTTACTCCAGATATCTTCTCTATTAACAGTTTTTCGAAAGTGGTCAATATTTTGTATTAAATATTTACGCCTATCTTGTAACTGTTTTAGGTTAGACGCCTTGTCTATGTTTAGAAGAAACTCTGTCTTTATTCCATCTCTATCGTATCTCGCAAGAGCATCAAACAACTTTACTTTATAAGAGTTATTACCACGAACACTTGATGACATAGTTGTCTGCCAAACACCAGCTACTATATTAGGTTTATTAGTCGTGCTACAATCTTCGAAACCATATGTTGGTATGTCTGCCCAATATTGCCTTACAAAACGACTATAAATAGTCTTATGTGTAAATGAAGTAATCTTGACAATAATTTGTTTAGAAGAGCCACCAACAAAAGCCATCACCATATTAACCAACTTAGTAATTTCACCTTTGTGAAGATACGGTTCACCAGTTCTGATAAATTTACGAATTTCGCTCTCGTCTTTCTTTAAACCTTTGGCGTTAATCAAATCAACTGAAGTTTTAACAATGTCATTGTCACTGTTTGATTCTTCAGGTGTCCAATGATTTGACCAAAGTCTTAAAGAAGCAACAGCTTTAGGTGTATCCAATTCAAAAACATCATAAACATACCAACCCTCATACCCATCTAACTTTTGAAGACCTGAATCCCTTCCGTATCCAGCTATTCTGTTAAATTTCCCATCTTTTCGTTTTTGAACAATAGGTGGTAGTTTATTGAAATCAATACCTTTTTGAAAAGAAAGATGAAAGGCATTTTGTCTGGCACCAGCATCTTCATTTACTCTAGGTTGATTTCCGTTATCTAAATATCCATCATAAATATCACTTTCATGGATTACCATTCTTCCCAAGTAACGACATCCCTTTATCTTAGGTGGTGTTAGTGTAGGGAACTTTTTTTGGTCATTCATCATGACCATTGCTTGTCTATTAAGCATTTTACTATTCTCCTAGTTTAATTAAAGTTATATATCCTTAATAATATAACCTATTCATATAATATACGAATTTTTTATGTATTTGTCAAGCATCAATCTCCAAATAATTCCTTAAATGCTTGATTTGCAGCAGTGGACTGTTCAGTTTTCTTTTTTATATCTTTTTCCTTTTCCTCAACCTTGACATCATGGTCACCCCTAACCCATTCATCATATTCTATTTTACTTGCCATCATATCAGCTTGATGTAAAATATAAGCAATGTTAGTTCTTAGTTGATTATCTTTGCTCCAATTCATGTAATAAGTTTTATTTGCTTCTTCATACAATCCATCAGCCAAACGTAGTCCTAAAAATTCGTTTTCCGTCATTTGAACACCAAAGTGTTGTAACAACCAAATGGCTCTATCAGTGATAGTCATATACTCAATTTTGGGATTATGTTTGTAAATCATACCTTGATTTTTCCTATGCCAATCTGAATCATTATGAATATAGTTATCTTCAGATAAATTACCAACCTTACCTAAATCATGATGGAGTGCGGCAAACACCAATTCCTCTTTATCAAAATCATCTATTGTCGCCCCATTTCTTCCCCACAAATCATAGAGTTGTTCGGCAAAATCAACAATGTGTAAAATATGTTCGACATAACCACCGGGATGGGCATTATGAAAATGTTCTTTCCCACTAGCTGGCGCCAAAGCCATCCTCTCCTCGAAATAATCATACATTTTATTTAAACCTTCAAGTCGCTCTCCAGCAAAAGTATCATTTATGATTGTTCTTAGTTTATTCCAATTATGTTCAATTTGTTCTGGTGTTAATTCCTTCATTATAACCTCTTATTGTTTACCAAAATGTTTTAATACCTAAAAGTCCTAATATATCGCTGTTTAGATAGGTATCAACGACTAAATGTATTCTATCAACATCACTATTGTTAGTAAC